CGCGCCGCGGTCTCCCACCCCCATTCCCAGCCCCACCTGACCAGTGAGGAACAACAGTCATGCCTCCGTACATCTTCTCCGCCGACCTCCGCACCGTCTCCGCGACCGTCCGGGAGATCTCCGCCGGTATTCGCGCCGCCCAGATCGATGACTCGTGGGAGTCGGTGCGTGGCGATGAGGGCGCCGAGTTGCTGCTCCGTGCACTCGCCGCTGACAAGGCCGACGACACCCCGACGCTGGTGGCGATCTTCGACCGGGCTGAGGAGATCGACAACGCGCAGCCGTTCGGGCCCCGCCTCGTCGACCAGCTCCGTGCGCTCACCGCCTGGGCCGAGGCCGCCTGACCCCCAGCCCCGGTCCGGCCAGTACGGGCGTCCGCAGCAAAGCAGGCCGGGGCACGCACACACCCGATCCCGACTTGGAAGGAACCGCATGTCCGACCGCATGAAGAAGGCCGCCAGCAGCAACCGCGAGGAGGCCCTCCTCCACCGCATTGCCGGCAATGACAAGGCGGCCCACCGGCTGGAGGCCCGCGCCGACGCCCTCGATTCCGGGAAGGTCGCCGACCGCACCGACGCCGTCAGCGGCCTGATCCGGGCCGCGTTCCGCCGCTGACCCACCACCCGCCCGCCCGATCCGAGAGGGACCCGCATGCCGCAGCAGCCCGAGCACACGGACCTGACCACCCCCGAAGCCGTCGCCGCCGGCGAGCAGGTCTACGCCCAGCTGACACCCGGCCAGAACGTGGCCGCCGAACTCGACGCCGCCTACGGGCGCACACCCCTTAAGGAGGAATCGTGAGCTTCACCGACAGGGCCAAGTCCGCCTTCTCGGACCCGTTCGCCATCGTCGAGCGGCTGCTGACCCTCGCCTCGCTGGCCCTGGTCGCGATCACGGTCGGCGGGCAGCTGGGCGAGATGATCGGTTTGCATGGCAAGGTCGGCATGATCGTCGGCTGGTCGATCGCTCTCGTCTACGACGCCCTGTGGATCGGCTCCCTGCGCATGTCGGAGCAGGCGATCCGGCAGCGCTCCAAGGTGGGCATGGGCGTCATGCTCGGCCTGTCGGCGGTAGCGGTCGGAGTGTCGGCGACGATCCTGCTGATGCTCGGTCACGCCAAGGTGTTTGCCTTCGTGCCGGTCGCTGCCGCCTTGTTCATGGGGTTGCGTCTGTTCGCCAGCAACGTCCTCGCCGACCCGGCGACGGCCGCCCGGATCGCCGAGCAGTCCGCCGCCGACCGCAACGCCCGAGCATTGGCCGCAGCGAACGCCAGGCACCTGCGGTCCGAGGCGACCACGGATGTGCTGGAAGAGACTGCCGGCCACCTCGGTGAGATGCAGCGGCAGATCGCCCGCGCTGACGTTCTGACCCGGGCCCAGGCCGAGATCAACGAGGCGCGCGCCAAGGCCGAGAAGCGGCTCAAGAAGTCCGACGCGGAGCACGGTGTGGCAGCCGCCGCCTTCACCAAGCGGAGCCTGCTGGAGCCCGCCGTGTCACGCCCGGCCGTGACACCTGGCCGTGTCACGGGTGTCACACAGGCCAAGGCCGAAATCGGGACCGTGACAGCACAGCCCGTGACCGTGGACGAAACGGACACCGGCGAGGTGCTGCGACAGGTCCCAGCGGAAGGCGCCATGACGCTCGCAGAGCTTGCCGCCGCAGCCGGCGTCGACCTCCCTCGGGAAGGCGTGACGCTCACCGACGGACAGCTCGAAGTCGTTCTCCGCTGGCTCCGCTACGGCATGGAGCCGCCCCGCTCCTACCGCCAGGCTCAGCGCGCCTTCCGCGACGCCAAGTTCATCGGCGGAGAGCACCGGGTCCGCCGGATCTGGGGCGAGATCGAAGAGCGCGAGACCGGCGCTCTCACCCGCTAGCCGGCACCCCCAGTGAGGCCCAGCCCCCCGGGTCTGGTCCTTGCTGAGACTGCCGGAAGCAGTCGATACAGCAAAACCGCAGGTCAAGGCCGGTGAGTGAAGCGGTGAGCGGAGCCCTCGCAGACCCGCCAAGCAGACCCGGACAGCCAGAGCAGCCGCACCCGAACCGACAGGAGGACCCGATGGCCACCCGCACCCGGCGACCGAGGCAGGCCGAACGACAGGCCCGCTCCGCCCAGCACATGGGCGACCGGCGCCGGGCCGCGGAAGCCCAAGGCCCCCTCACCGTCCTGCCCGTCGCCGTGGATCAACTCCGGGCGGTGATCGCCCGGCTTCCCGAATCCCGGCGGGCGGACGCGGCAGCTCAGGCCACTCAACTCCTCGACCAGCTCCGCCAGTCCATCGCCGAAAGCTGACCGTCCGTAATGGCTCAACGAATGGCTCAAGCCGTCCCGGGGCGAGCCACTTGATCTCAACGCGCCTGCTCGCGCCCGCGCGCACGCGAGGAAACCATCAACTCTCCGTAACCGCAAGGGGGAACATCGAATGCCCATGATCGACGCAGGGATCTCCGCCGCAACAGGCGGAACCTGCCTGGGGACAGCCGGCGTGCTGTACGTCGCCGACCGCCTCCCATGGATCAACCGCTTCACCACGAAGATCAAAAGCCCGCAGATTCAGGTACTGCTCGTCCTCACCGCATCCATCGGCCTGATCTCCACCCCGCTCGGCCAACTCCTCAACCACGGCATGACCGCCATCGACGGCTTCGCCGAAGGCATCGCGGGGGAGTGGACCGGCTTCGGCATCATGTTCGCGCTCGCGCTGGCCGCCCTGCTGTGGCTCATCAGCGACTTCATGACCGGCGTACAGACCCGCACCCTGCTGCTCGCCGCGATCGCCCCGCCGATGACCGTCATGATCCCCGGCGTGCTCGGCGACGGAGCGGCCAAGGTGCTCGGCTTCATCGCCACCCAGGTCGGATCGCTCGCCATGTGGCTGATGGGGGGCTGATCATGCTCGGACTCATCATCCTGCTGGCCATCGCCTACGCCTGTGCACGCGGCGTCGAGAACGGCATGGCCGACGTGTCCAAGGAGCACAAGAAGCGCGTCGCGAAGACGGCCAAGAAGAACGGCCGCCGCACCGGCGCGAAGCTCGCAGCCTGGACCGCCACCGGAGCGACCGCGGCCGGCACCTTCTGGCGCGGCTTCCTGCGCGGCTGGCGCCGCGAGTGGCCCAAGGCCAAGCAGCGGGCCGCCGCCAAGTTCGGCCGCTACGAGCCCGAGCCCGCGAAGCCCATCGGCGACGACATCGCAACCGACGGAGCCCCCGCCACGCAGAAGCCGACCACCGAACCGGCCAAGCCCATCGCCACCCCCGCCGCTACGGCACCCGCAACAGACAACCCCAAGCTCGTCCTGATCAAGAACGACGACATCCGCCCCGACACCACAGGAGCCCCCATGGCCCTCGCCACCATCCCCGAGATCACCGGCGTCAACACCCTCAAGTCCGCCGTCGCCCGCTTCGCCTCCGAAGCCGGCGTCACCGCCGAAGAAGCCGGCGCCATCGCCCAGCGCGCCGCCGACCAGCTCGCCGCCATCGAAGCCGCCATCGAGCAGGCCTCCGCCCTGGAGTTCGGCGACGACGGCGGCACCCTCCAGGAGCTCGCCGCACTCCGCGACCAGTACGCCGCCGCCCTCGCCGCAGCCAACGGCCTGCAGAAGGCAGCCGTCGACAACGCGGCCATCGCCGCCCAGTCCTCCCGCAACATCCACACCCGGCACTCCGGCATCCAGGAAGCCGTCGCCGCCACCGGCGGGCGCATGGCCGCCAAGCAGGCCTACACCGCCGACGTCTGATCCCGCCCGCGGCCCCGGCCATCGCGCCGGGGCCGCCCAACCCTTCACCCCACCGATCCAGCAGGAGTAGCAGCCGCCATGCCGAAGACCCTCACCGTCGAGAAGACAACCGCGGACACCGACGACCGCTCGACGACCGGCACGCGCGGCTCCTCCAAGAAGAAGAGCAAGACCCGGGCCGCCCGGCGCGCGCTGCGTGCCGCCTACCGCACCCGCCGCGGCCTCGCCCCCCTCTACGCCACCGCAGCCCAAGCCATCGCTGGCGCCGCCCTCGCCGGCGCAGACGACGGATGGAAGACCGCACTCGCCGCCACCGTCACCGGCACCGCCGCCACCGCAGCCTGGGGACGCTGGGAAGTCCGCATCGGCAAGAAGCGCCTGCGTAAGCGGCTCCCCACCCGCGCCGACTTCATCGCTGCCGCCTCCGCCGTCACCACCTCCGGCGGCCTCGTCACCGCCATGGCCGCCACCGGCGGCATCCAGCCCGGCTCCAGTCCCTACCCGGCACTCCTCGTCGCCTGGGGCCTCGGCCACGGCATCTACTGGTGGCGCCGCGGCAAGACCACGGCCGCCCCCGCGCCCACACTCAGCGAGCAGATGCAGCTGTGGCAGGACAACGTCGCCTGCTCCGACGGACCACTCCCCGGCTCCAAACTCGCCGACGTCGTCACCACCGACTACGGCTGGACCGCCGTCATCGTCCAGAAGAACGGCACCTGGCGAAAGGCCGCCACCGCCACCGGCGACATCGCCGGAGCCCTCGACCTGCCCGAAGAGATGGTGCAGATCGAGAAAGCGATCGGCCAGTCCGCCCGCCGCGCCATCATCGCCGTCTTCAACGAGAACCCCCTCCAGAAGGGCACCAGCCACCCCGGCCCGCAGATCCTCGACAAGACCACCGGCCAGGCCGCGGTCGGCATCTTCTACGACGGCGCCCCCGCCCGCTACGCCTTCTGGAAGCCTTCCGGGCCCGTCCACTCCGTCGTCTACGGGGCCACCGACGGCGGCAAGTCCCGCTTCCTCGACATGCTGCTCGGCACCGAACGCCACAACGGCATCGTGTCCTGGGTGTGCGACCCGCAGGGCGGCCAGTCCCTGCCCCGCTGGCGGGAGGCCGTCGACTGGTACGAGGACACCGCCCAGGGCGGCCTCGCCATGCTGTACGACGTCCGCAACGTCATGTACGAGCGGTCCGCCCGCTACAGCCTCATGGAATGGACCGACCACAAAGGCCGCGTCCTGCGAGGCCGGGACCACTTCGTCGTCGACGACCCCGACCCGCTGATCTCCGTCACCATCGACGAAGCCCACCGCGTCCTCGCCCTGCCCGGCGCCGTCCCCCTCGTCCTGGAGATCGTGCTGATGGCCCGCAAGTGCGGGATCAAGCTGCGGCTCGTCTTCCAGGGACCCAAGGCCAACATGTTCGGTGCCGGCCCCGAGTCCACCGACATCCGCGAGCAGCTCCAGTCGGGCAACACCGTCATGTTCCGCACCGCCTCCGCCCTCACCGACTCCATCGGCCTGCCCGGCTGGGAGGTCAACCCCAGCCAGCTGCCCATGTACTGGCCCGACGGCACCTCCACCGCCGGCCTCGGCTACATCAAGGGCCCCGACAACCGGCAAGCCCAGTTCCGTGCCCACTTCGACCGCGACCCAGCCCACTGGGCGACCACCGGCGACACACCCACCGTCGAGAAGTCGGCCGCCGCCTGCTGCAGCAAGTCGTACAGCGAGCGCCTCGACCGCCTCGCAGCCCGCCTCCGCGGCGAGACGCCGATCCTGCCCGACGACGCCTTCCAGAACGGGCCCACCGATCCCGCACGCCTCACCCCGTCCACCGACCCGATCGCCCAAGCCGCGGCAGCCATCGAAGCCGAAGCCCCGGCCGGCACCGACGACAAGGTCGCCGCGTTCCTCGCCGAACGCGGACGGCCCGTCGGACGGAACGTCATCGCCCAGGAGACCCGCCTCACCGTCAGCGCCGTGAAGAACGCACTCACCCGCCTCAAGGCCAAGGGGCTCGCCGTCGACACCGACCGCGGCGTCTGGGCCCACCCCGACCACATCGACAACCAGCCCGAGACCACAGAACTCGTCGAAGCCGCCTGACCCGGAAGGAGACCCAGCCCATGCATGCACAGCCTGAGCCCACCGACCGGGCCGAAGTCCAAAAGCTCGCCCGAGCCGTCGAGGAAGCCCTCGCCGGGGAGATGCCGACGTCGGTCCGTATCGAGCGCCCCGATGTTCCGTCCTGGCAGGACGGCCCCCGCATCGGCACCACCCCGCCCGTGGCGCAGCCCGGCATCCCGCCGATGGGCCAGCAGGCCACGGACATCGGCCGGGCCGCGCTGTACTGCAGCCTCGCCACTGTCCCGCCCGGCCTGATCGCCATCGGCATCATGGTCGCCTCCCAACACGCCGACCCGACCGTCATCGGCATGATCTGCGCCGCACCCGCCGCACTCGCCGTACCCATCCTCGCCATCGCCCGACTCATCCGCGGCGCCCAGCCCGAGCCCGACATCCACCACCACTACAACGGCAACGTCGACCAACGGCACGTCCACACGACCACCCGCGGCGTGTGGGCCAAGACCAACAACCAGCAGTAGGCGGCCCGCGGGCCGGCCTCGATCCGATGAACCTCGCCCAGACCCGCCCGTAACCACACCAGCCGCCGCTAGCATCCCGACTCCACGCAACCCCGGGGGAATCATGACCACCACACCGCAGCCCGCCATGCCGCCCATGCCCACGCACGCGCCCAAGCCGGGTCCGACGAGACGCACCGGATGGATCATCGTCTCCGGAATCGCCGCCCTGCTGGCCATCATCACCACCGTCGTGTGGATGAACGGAAGGTCATACGACGAGATGGTGAAGGACTGCCAGAACGCCCTCACCTCAACGTCGACGAAGACGGATCGGCCCGAAGCCTGCGAAGGCCTGAAGCAGGACGACTACGACACCATCCTCGTCTCCTGGACCCTGAAGAACGCGTTCCACGACATGCCCAAGTCGGATCGGGACGCGCTCGACTACTACGACGACGGGTCGATCAACGGCAGTCTCGACTGAGCGGTCCCGTTCCGGAGTTCCGTCCTGATCTGGCTCTTGCTTGACCGGGCCGATCACCGTATGTCACAGTGCCCTCAGGGCAGTACACGTGTGCCCGCAAGCCTCTAAGCCCCCAGCATCTGCCGGGGGCTTTCTGCATGTCCGGGGGTGCCATGCGACCGGCCGAGCTGTATCCCGAAGACCTCGTCTACGAACACGAAGCGACCGAGGCGACCGGAGTGCCCGGCCCCACCATCCGGCAGTGGGCCCGACGCGGCAAGATCAGCCGGTACGAAGGCGACGGGCGGTACTCCGGGCAAGGGCACGAGTACAAGACCATGTACGCCCTGCCCGAGATCCAGGAGCGTGCCAAGACCTACCGGCGCACGCCCCAACGGCGCCCCAACGCAGCCTGATCGTCCCTCTGATCCCCTGACACCTCACGGATCATCAGTCACCATGGCTGATCTGAACCGCGAACAGAGGGGGTTGCCGTGTTCGGCAGCAAGAAGACCGACGAGGAGAAGGCAGCAGCCAAGCGCATGCGGCAGATCACTGCCACAGCAGCCTCGGCAGGCCTCACCGTCATGGGGGGACAGTTCAGGGCCCCCAACCAGGATCCCGTGCCTGTCGAGGGCGCACGCATCACCATCGAGCGCGGGGAAGAGGCAGGGAAGCGCGTCACGGCCACGCGCGTACTGCTCACTGGGCTGTTCGCCCTGGCGATCAAGAAGGATATGAACCAGCTGTTCATCACCATCGAGAACGGCGACAAGGTCATGCTCTGCCCCGTACCTGTACGCAAGGAAGCCCAGGCCAGAGTGCTAGCCACCCAGGTCAACGGGGAGTCCACAGGGGTGGACAAGGGGCAGTAGACCCCAGGGCAGGGGTGATGGGGAGGAGGGAGAAGGGGATGCCTACCTCCCCTCCGTCCCGGTGCACCGAGGGCGGATGCAATGAGCTCACGACCGAGGGCCGATGCGATGCGCACAAGCGCAAGGCATGGGCCAACCGTTCGGAGGCGTGGGGCTCGGGCAGCACGCGCAAGTGGCGTGAGTTCAGGGCCGCAAGGCTCGTCGCGGAGCCTCAGTGTCGTTGGTGCGGCTCGAAGAAGGATCTTGAGGCCGATCACATCCTCCCGCTGAGCCAAGGAGGCTCGAAGTGGGACCCCGATAACGTCCAGACGCTCTGCGAGAGCTGTCACGAGGTCAAATCGGACCAGGATCGACGCCAGAGGACGCATCCGGAGGGCTCAAGACTCACATTCTGAGGCTCGGAGACGCTAAAATGATGGCTCGGGCGGCCTTGGAATCGGCCTCCGTGTAGCCGTTTTTGAGGCCTCTGAGCGTCTCAAGATCGGGATTTTCGCTCCAGATTTCCTCCCCGAGGGGGGAGGGGGAGTCGAAATCACCAAAACGGACATCTTGGACAGCGCCGCGGTGAACTCGGAAGCCGCACGCTCAGATCGGCCATAGGGGGATCAAGCCCCTGACCTGCGATTACTCTAGGTGACTGATTCCAGGGGGTGTTGGCCATGCCCCGGACCGCCAAGCCTGCCGGGCTCAAGCTCATCGAGGGCCGGTCGGCCGGCCGGGACTCGGGTGGCCGTAAGGTCAACTCCGGGCCCGGCTTCAAGCGGCTCCCGCCCGAGGCTCCCGACTGGCTGACACCAGAGGCTGCTGCCGAGTGGGACCGCGTGCTCCCCGAACTGTCCCGCCTGGACCTGGTCAAGGAGTCCGACCGGGCTGCGCTCGCGGCGTACTGCGAGGCCTGGGCGACCTTCGTCGAGGCGACGTTGACGGTTCAGCGTGAGGGCCAGTTCATTGAGGCGCGGCAGGGCAAGCTGGCACACCCCGCGGTGGGGATCGCTCGAGCGGCCGGCCGTGAGATGCGGTCGTGGGCCGCCCACTTCGGCCTGACGCCTTCGACGGAGCAGGCCCTGGCGCGAAGCGGGGGCGACGATGGCGACAGCGAAGCGAACCCGTTCGCCGGCTCCGGCTGAACTGGGCATCTCGCCGGAGGTTCGCTGGTATCTGGAGTCCCGTGGGATCCCGCTGCCGACATGCCCGCCCAAGGTCCAGACGCCGTCGCCGGGCGAGGCGCCGGGTGCGGTCTTCGACCCGGCCAAGGTCGACAAGGTCTTGAAGTCCTTCCACCTGCTGCGGCACACGCAGGGCAAGTGGGCGGGCAAGCCGCTGGATCCGGACCCGTGGCAGGTGGCGTACATCCTGGCTCCGGTTTTCGGTTGGGTCCGCTGGGACGACGAGGCCGAGGGCTACGTGCGGATCGTCCGCAAGCTGTACGTGGACGTGCCCCGCCGCAACGGCAAGACGACCCTGTCCGGCGGGATCGCCGTGTACCTGATGGCCGCGGACTCGGAGCCGGGCGCCCAGGTGTACGCGGCGGCCACGTCGGAGAAGCAGGCCCGGTACACGTTCGACCCGATCAAGACGATCGCCGAGCGGGCGCCTGCGCTGAAGGGGAACGTCAAGGCGTTCACCAAGAAGATCACGCACCCGGCCAGCGGCAGCTACTTCACCGTCGTCTCCTCGGTGGCGGAGGCCCTGCACGGCGCCAACGTCCACGGCGGGATCATCGACGAGCTGCACGTCCACAAGAGCCCGGACCTGGTGGAGACCATCGAGACGGGTACGGGCTCGCGCCGGCAGCCGCTGGTCATCATCATCACGACCGCGGATGAGGGCAAGCAGGAGTCGATCTACGACCGGAAGCGGCAGTACATCGAGCAGCTGGCCCGCGGCGCGCTGCACGACCTCGACACCTACGGCGTGGTCTGGGGCGCGGACGAGGATGACGACCCGCATGCCGAGGCGACGTGGCGGAAGGCCAACCCCGGCTACGGGGTGAGCCCGTCGGCGGCGTACCTGCGCGGCGCATCTGCGGAGGCTCAGCAGTCACCGGCCGACCTGGCCAAGTTCCTGCGCCTGCACCTGGGGATCCGGACCAAGCAGCAGACCCGCTTCCTGACGCTGGAGGCCTGGGACCGTAACGCGGCCATGGTTGACGAGCGGCGCTTCGAGGGGCGGGAGGCGTATGGCGGCCTGGACCTCGCGAGCACGTCCGACCTCTGCGCGCTGTGCTGGCTGTTCCCCAACGACGAGAACGGCACCCTGGACGCGGTGTTCCGGTTCTGGACGCCGGAGGACAACCTCCGGG